TTCCAGAGAACGATGTAGTAAATCGCCCGGTCTGTCTTGGCGCACCACTCGGCCTCCTCCAGAGCGTCTTCGAACTTATCGAATAGGATCATTTTTGCACTCGTAAGTTATCGAAAATATCTCATCTTCGACCTTTATTAGTTGCTCGGATAACCAGACTCGACCGTTGAGATTGCACGTTGCTTCAGTCGGGAACTCTCTAGTTTCGACGCTAGTTTGCCCTGCGATTATTATTTTGAGAACTAGAATCCATTTCATATTTTCGCAAACTCCGTTTCGAAGTCAGCGATCAGCTTGCCGAGCGCCCTGAGTTCCGGCATCTGGACGTTAATGTCTGGCTCCCCGGGCGATCGGTCTATGCCGATATTATCGTCCCAGAGACGCCATGCGAGATGCTCATACTTGCAGAGAATGCGAGATGCGTTATCTATGAGCCGTTTGCGCAGTTTAAGTACCACTGGTGACTCTTGATAGTATTCGCGGTCGAAAGCGAGCAGATAGAGATCTTTGGCTATCTCAGCGTCTCCGTCGATAGCTTCATACAGATACGACGTATCGGAGTAATCTTCGATGAGCCGCACCGTGTTCCGTAGAGCAGAGAGAGATGGGTCGAACTCGCCAAATTGAATATATTGGTCGACGTTCGCTTCGATGTGAGCTTCTATTGCTCGGTTGAGTTTTGCAGTGATTTCCATAATTTCCTCCCGGGAAAAATTTTAGTCTTCAAAATCGCAATTATCTGCGAGCCATTCCAGTCGATCAATTTCCATGTCGTTCGCGTCTTCGTCTTGCTCGTCTTGCCACCGATCCAGATCGGCGTCCAGTGAATCTCTTTCCATGCTTTTCTCCTATGCCAGCAGCAGTAGATTGTTTTTGCGAGCGTAATCGCGATGCTCGTCCGTATCTTCGAACATCTCGGAGTCGAATACCAGTTCTTTGCTGTCTTCGTTCTCGCGCAGTATGCCGACGATTCGAACCTTCTCGTGAACCGGGTTCTCTTCTGAGACTTTGTACAGAAAAAGATTGTCGCTTACCAGCCAGACGTTGCCGTCGTCGCCATTAAAGTATTCGATCTTCTTCTTCGATATAAGCGGCTCCAGATTCTGCCACTTAGTTATAAGCCCGATCGGCAACTCCATCGCATTCGGGATTGCTTCCTGTCGATGCGCTGCCTGAGAGAGATTCTTCGCCCTGTAGATCGTTATCGCTTGCATTTGCGTCGCCCCTAATTATCCAGAGTTCATTCATTTTTGAGTTGAGATCTTTACACGGATCGCAGACGGATGCCCGAACTGGCAAGTGAATGCCGCAGATCGAGCAGTTCCGGCCGTTGTTGTGATATTTCATTTTCAGCCCTCACAATTAATGCCCTGATTATACGCGGGCCAGCCGAACTCGCCATCAGTCTCGGCGAATAAAGCGGTCATCGAGCAGTAATCAGCCTCTTCGATGCTGGCTTCGTCTGCGTCCGTAGCGCCGACAATCAAAAGAGCCGTGAAGACCAAAAGAATCGCAGCGAGTGCGAGAGTGTTAGTAATGAGATCGCGTTCTGTCATGAGTGCCTCCCGGCGAGAAGCGCCCCGAAAGGCGCGATTGATTTAGTGAACGTACCAGCTTACTAGAGAAAGTTCCGTCTCGTGCTGCTCGTTGCCGCGCTCTTCGATCCATTCCAGCAGCTTAGTGCGCTGCATCTCTGGGTCTGTTGCGGTTATGCTTATCACGTCGCTGCGGTATTGAAGTACTGTGATGTCTAACGTGCGGCTTATTATCTTGCCTTCCGCGCTTTTCATTTCTACTGTTACGTTTTCCATGTCTTGCTCCCGTTGGTGTGTTTCCGTTGCTGTTGCGTATTTTATACACCAGCTAAAACCAAAAAGGAACACTTTTGTTCAAAATAATCACAATTTAGTTACCTAAACATTTTCTTGCTATATTTCGGGGACTTAGCGTGCGCGATTTGTTGCGATTTTATGTAGTTTGCGACCTCCGGGACGATTTCTGCCTTCAAATTTACCGATAACCCCTTCGGCCAGACGCCGAATTTCTTCTTGTACTTATGAGATGCCCAGCCGTCCTTCCAGCCCCTTTCGCGGGAATAGCGCAGCAGATTCGAATACCACATGGACTTTTGATACTTACTCGGCGGCTCTGGAGTATCGTCGATCCTGACTAGCATCGTATTATCAGACTCTAGTCGCTCCGTGATTGTCAGCTCGTAGCCGCACGCGCATCGAAGGCCCATCATAATCTTTTTGCATTTAGGGCACTCTCTAGTCGTGCCGTCTTTTTTATCCTTTTTTTCAAGTTGATTTTTCTCTGAAAATTTACGCTCGCCGTCGTCTAGCTCGCTGACGTTCATTCGCTCGGCATAACCAAATCTGGAAACATTCCCGGCGTGATCGAGATAGATGGCGTACTCTTTGGATTCGTGCAGCCGTTGGATGCGACCGGCGCGCTGCTGGTAGGCGATAGCCGACTTTGTTGGACTGCAATCTATGAGACACCGGGTCTGTGGACTGTCGTACCCGACTCCGAGCAGCTTGGAGCAACTGAGAATCTTGAAGTCTCCGGCTTCGTGTCCCCGGTAGAGTTCGGCTCTAGTCTTTTCGTCGGTATAGCCATCGATGTGCTGCGCTGACACTCCAGCAGCTCGGAACATCTCGACCAGATACTTCGAGTGCTTGATTGATGGCGAGAATGCGATCGTCTGCGAGTTCTCGCCGTGTTCGAGCCAGTTGCGAATAATATCGCCAGTAAGATGCATATCTTCTTCGGTCGCCCGGGCGAGATCGTTGGGATCGAAGTCGCTGCCGCCTGTTGCCAGAGCTTTGGCTTTGAGTCCCTTCGTGTCGATCTTGGCGCCGCCGTAGTAGCGAACCGGGGCGAGATAGCCCTTCCCCAGCAGTTCCGCAGCCGTGCATGGCACAATCAGATCGTCCCAAAATTTCCCCAAGCCCTTCGAATACGGCGTCGCGCTCAATCCCACGAATTTTACATTAGTATAACGATCCATTAACGCGGTGACAGTCTTCCACGGCGTATGCGCTTCGTCGACGATAGCGAAATCGAACTCTGGCGGGCGTCTGCGTCTGGCGATGGTCTGGATCGATGCAATCTGAATCGGCTTGCTCGGGTCTGTTCTCCAGTGATCGGCTTGAATCACTCCGAAGTCTAATCCCATCGCTTCGAATGCGTCCATCGTCTGCTCGACGAGCTTCACGCGGTCTGCGAGAAAGATAACGCGCTTACCCGGGCTTCCGTCTGGTCGAGTCGCCGCTGCGCATTTCATCATATACGCCGCCGTGATGGTCTTGCCGAATGAGCAGCACGCGGCCAGCATTACCCGGCGATTGCCCTTAGCGAAAGAATCTCGAATCATTTCGATCGCTTTTACTTGATGGTCTCTTAATTCCATAGTCTCGCCTCCCGACGAACATTTTTGTTGTGTCTCTAAACGACGCGCACGACCGGTCTTTTTCTCCCGCAGATACTGGTAGCTTATCCTACTATTTGGGAAAATTTCCCAAAAACCCAGAACCTTCGTCCGCCTAAGCGAATGGCCGTAGCCATGATACTCAATATCCCGATCCACAATGGTGAACCGACTCCCGGTTGATCGACATCTCTCGACGTGTTGATCAAACGCAGCATTTGGATAAATAACTCACACTCCGCTGATATACTGTTTAGCTCTGCGGGACTGGGCCGTCAGACCGGTAAGGACGGATTCCAGATTTTATTGAGTGCTTGTCTGTCGCATTTCTGCCGCTGTTTAAAGCCTCAGCTCGGCATATTCGAGAGTTTCGGTCTGAATGAGCGCACCGATTGGCATATTTCGCCAATTTTTAGTCAGATTCGCTATATATTGTGGATTTCTTGACTTGATGCGCTAGATACTGCGATAATTCCTGCATCGGAACCCGATGGGCTAAACCATTCTAGTGCATCGGCCAGAGTCCATAAACTCGCCCGACTGGTCACAGTATAACTCGTCGCGAGACGCTCAGCAATACTGCGTTCCAAAAAGAAGCCCCAGACCTCCCGCTGGGGCTTTTTTTATCCCTTCTCGCTGAGACGCTTAACCATCATTTCGCGATTTTCTTTCTCTTTGGCGTGCTTCACTCTTTCGTTGCGAATATCGAACGACGCATCGTGCATATTGAATTTCTCGGTAATCGCACCGGGTTCCATCTGGCGAATCTTGCCGCCCCGGGCCAGATACTCTGCTATATGCTTGTCGAGAATGGCTCGAATCTCGTCTTTTTCTTTTCTTTTATCAATCAACTCTTCATCCTCAAACATAGCGCTCTCGCCCTACTTTAGAGACAGCTCCCGCTCGCGCAGTATAGCCTGATCGAATGCTTTGCAATCGGTGCAGTACCATCCAACTCGATACGGCTGATATGTGTCATCTGTGGATCGGTGATTAAACCCGACAACTTGCTCCATAATGCTGCCGCAAATACACGACTTGGTACTGAAATCATCGGAACTTTCTTTCATAAAGTTTAGCTCTTTTTGTAAATATGCGTTTTACCCGGTCGAGATACTCGGCATCGAATCGTCTTGGCGAGTTGTCTCGCTCTAATCTCTCGACTCTTTCCAGCCCGATACGCTCGATCAGCCCTGCCCGATATCCTACCGCATTTCCGCTGAGATACCGATTACAATAAGCGAGCTGGCTGTGGCAGTTGAATAAATTAAACTTAAGCCCGGGAGCCGATCCCCGGCTTCTGTAGTGACCAGCATCGACTGAGCCTCCGTGCTTTATATCGCCCTGAGAGCGCCCGCAGCAGATACACGGCTTTCCCATGTCTCTTGCTCTTATGTAGCGGTTAAAAGCCGCCTGAGCGTCTCTCACGCGGTCTGAGCGCGTCTTGAGCCGTTCCTTTGTCTCTTTGACGACCTTCTTCTCTGCGGATCGGTGAATCTTCTTCGCTGCGGAGCTTCGAGAGAACTCGATCAGATGCTCCATCGAGCAGAATGCTTTCAGACTACCGATTACTGCTGATTCGGCTTCGACCTTCTTTCGGCATAGTGAGCAACGTCTGGTTCGCACTAGAAGTCAGAAAGCATCAGATCGAGCCGCTGCATATCAGTCAAATCTCTGATATACGCGAACTGAGCGTCAACTTTCTCTGTGTGTGATTCTGTTTTATCTCCAGCCTTTACCGAATGCCCGAGAGACGACCAGAAATCCGACTTACTGGCGAATCCCAGTAGATAGATCTCATGGTCTGTGGCGTACGCGAAAACGTACATATCGCACTGTTGCCGCTCCTGCGACTTCGGGATTCTTACCATGTAATCCGGTCTCGGGACGCCGTGCGTCTTCTTGGTCTTCACGTCGATGCGATATTCTCCGACCTTAAAGTCGAAATTCATCGAGTCGTCGGCGCAGTATTCGAAGTCAATATCCAGATCAGTGAGCCAGCGACCGAACGCCATCTCTCCCAGCGTCCCGGTGATCTGCCCTCTGCCATCTTTGACGATCGTCGTCTCGTTGAACGGATAGCCTGTGTGCTTAATGTGGGCGTAGTTGATCCAGTTATGTCGAATAATATATTTAACCATTTTTGCTGGGCCACTCCGGTATTTTGATTCCATGCGTTTGCGCCAGATGGCGAGAGATTGTTTCGTAAATCTTGTTATATTCGCCGCGCTCTGGTTCCCGGGTCGATTCTTCGCCGACCATTATCCGCTGAATGGGTCGCCAGAGATGATCTTTTGCCGAGTTCACCGTCCACGGTATATCGACGTTCGGCTTCAGCGTCTTTTTCATGTCCAGCCCGGCTTCGTTTAGAGTATGCGCGACCTGCCCGAGCCAGAGATGGAGTGCGCTGTTCTGCGCCATCGTTCGCGGCTTCTTCGTCGTGTACTGAATGGCGATGTGCCCGTGCTTCGCGTAGAGTTCTTCGATGTGCGCTATAAAGCGCTTCTTCGAGTCTTCGTCTTTAACCGTCCAGCCTTCCATATCAGTCTCCCATCTGATCCGCGTAATCTGTCCCAATCTGCCCGGGGATGTGAACCCGGCAGTCAATGTCTCGATGCAAGCGTTTTGCCAAATTGAATGCAACTGCTTGCCCGGTAAACGATCTATCTGCGTCTGCGAATATGTGCAGCGTTGCCACTTGGCTCGGCGGCTCGAACTTCTCCAGCATTCCGGCGGTCGCAGCAGCCCAGCATGGAATCTTAAACTTCTTCATGACCGCTAGAGCTGTCTCGACGCCTTCGGCTATTCCCATCTCGGCATAGATATTCGTGAGTCGTATCGCGCCGCCAGTTGTCGGTCTGCATGGCGGCATAATCTTCTTCGCAGATGGAACGAGCGCTTTCTGGCCGTTCGCTGTTAAATAGGTGATGTGCATCGTCGCTGGGAGTCCGTTCTTATCTGAGAACACACAAACCATCGCCGGATGCTTACCGAGAGACTTGCCGCCGTCCCAGTATTCGAGACCGGGATGGAATCCGATCTTCTTACAGTTCGCCAGACCGCGATTTCGCAGATAGAGAGTCTTAGCGTTTATCTGTGATTCGTAATCGAGACCGCGACGGATAGATTCGAGCCGTGCTTTATTCTTGGCGAGATCTGGTTCGACTGGCTTGCTCGGCTTTATGTCGCCGACCATCTCTTTGATCTCCTGCGCGACCGCTGATTTGCTCATCCCGGTAATCTCTGCCGCTAGATCCCAGCCGGAGCCGTTGCCGCACTGATTGCAAAAGTATTTGCCGTCGCCATTGTGATTGGTGAATCTGAATCGATCCTTCCCGCCGCACATTGGGCAGGGCGCGTGCTTACCGTTTAGCAGCGCTTGATCGATGCCGAGCCTTCCGAGAATCTCTTGCCAGCGATTGCGCGAGAGCTGCATCAGATCATTCATGGTACAGATCCAAGAAGTCGGCGAGACTCATCTTAAAGACTGCGGCAATTTCGACGGCCCGGGACAATTTTATGTCTTCGCTTTTCTGCCAGCGAGAGACTTGCTGCGGAGCGACTCCGATCTCTTTTGCAATGTCAGAGATTCGCGTGTGCGAGCTGGCTTGCGCTGCCCGGATCGCTTTGCCGAAATCGACCTTTTGTGACATAGTGTTCTGGCTCATTTGTACTTTCCCCGAGTAAGAGTATTACCCGAAACGGTTTTAATTAGCCGCTTCGGGTTTTTTTAAGACCCATTTAATGCTTGACCATGCTTTTCATGCCATTGACGATGGCATCCAGCACATAGCCATCTGATATTTAACGGTTTTGCATAATCGTCATGATGTGCATGTATATGCTCTTTGCTTCCGCAATTAGAGCAATCTTCTTTAAACAATTTTCCCTGCTTTATAGCTCTTTTAATCATATTTTGAGCGTAAATTTTCTTTGGATATTTTTCTTTATATTTATTTATAGAGCTAATATTTCGCCTACTATTACCCCGATCTTTATCGTATTTTCGAAGTTTATCTCTATTTTTAGCTCTATAATTTGCGTTATATATCTTTTCACAACCTTTGCATTTATTTAAATAACCATCCTTTGTATCTCGATGTTTATTAAATTCCACTAAAGACTTTGTTTCTTCGCATTTTCTGCATTTTTTCTGGTTCATGGCTATATCCTGATTTCACTATAAAACCAGAATATAGCATTAAACCTATTTAGGTTCTATCTATTTAGGTTCATCATCAGAACGGAATCGACTGGTCAAAACTATCCCCGAATGTTTCGTTATTGTCGCTTTTTTGTTGCGGTTTTTCAACTGGAGCGTCCTTAGCTTTGAACTTCAGATC